CGTGATTCTCAGCTCTATAAGCTTAGAGTCGTCGGTACCTCTAGCGAAAAGTTTACTACTCATCATTACAAAGGATGGAACGACTCCGGCTTTCAAGTTACTGATGAAGGCAGCCATATTGCTAAGGCTGTTCTTTATTATTCCTTGAGAAACGGAGCTTTGGCTACATTCTCTTCATTGGGTCTAACTAATCCTCTGGAGTTAGGATGGGAACGTGTTCCTTATTCATTTGTAATTGATTGGTTTCTCCCTGTCAGTAATTGGCTATCTACTTTAGATGCCGATCTTGGTTGGGATTTCCACTCAGGTACATTGACTAAGTTCTCACGTATGAACGCTACAAGTTACTTCTCTACGAGTGCTGCAGGGATGGCTGCCGCGGGATTATCCCGCGTCGACTGGCTCGGCGACACTTATAGAGCGCACGGGATCGTTATGTCTCGTACGGTTTATGTAACTTCTCCATGGGCTGGGTTACCATACTTTAAAAACCCGTTCTCGAGTCTCCATGTAGCTAATGCTTTATCGCTACTTACGGAGGCTTTCCGTCGCTGACATATCGTGCAAGGTTTCTCAACCCCTAGCGATATTTTATGGTAAGGATCCTTCCTTATGTCACAGCAAGCTAACGTGACCCTTAACACGGTCGTGTATGCTCCTAATGGCACCTCAAACGGTATAGCTACCTGGGCTAATCGCTCTTCTAGTTTCGGGGCTGGTTTCAGCTTCCTAACTGAAAAGCTCGCTCAGAATAACTCTACCGGTGTGGTACGTATGGAGTTTAAGCTCACAGTGCCCATAGTTGAGACGGTGGGTACAGCGCATGATGCAGTTGGAACTCTGTTGAGAACTTCAACAGTCATTCTCACCTGTCTCGTGCCTGCGAACTCAACGAGTGCTGAACGGACTGATCTGAAGCTCCGTATTCAGAACCTTGTTGCCTCGACGCCCTTTACGGACGCCGTTGGTAATTTGGATCCTGCATACGGTTAATAATATGTCCCATAAGGACTATTATCGCCGAAGTATCTTTCCGTTCGTTTCACTAGGAGTGACTTCTAATGAAAAAGCAATCAAAGAGTTCCCATCCCGGGTTATCCGGAATGTACCGTCGTTTCGAAAGTTCTGCAACTGTGGTAGCTCTCAGTGTATTTTCTGCACTAGGAACGCCCGTTGGAGAGACAGCCTACTCTTACTTAAGAAAATCTAAGTATGAGGACCTTTTAGCGTTAACTGTTAATCCTAAAGATTACAGTTGCGCTTCACGGTTTCGTGATGACTATCTTGTTACTGAACTTATGTCTAAATTTGATTCATTCGATTTAGGCATAGATCGTGACAAGGTTGCTCTCGATAAGTTTATCTCCTCTGAAAAGCAGTGTGAACAGACAAATAAGCGTTTGTCAGGTCGCTACGAGTCGGGACTTTATACCCCCTACTCGCCCGAGTCTTTCATTTGGACGGCTCGTGAAAAGATAGCTCGACTTCTCGGTTCCTTTGATTGGGACGAGTGTTCTCTTAACTTTGGCTTTGGCCCTGGGGCTTCTAGCTCTTTACGCCGTTCCAAAGGTGATGCATACTTCAAATTTGGGGTTGTTAGGCCCCATACGACGAAGGAAAACTCCTTGCTTTCCCTGTGTGCTGTAAAAAGCTCACCGAGTTGGTTTTCATACCTGCTCAATGGGAAAGATCCGAATGAATTCTCGAATCTACCTATCAGTAAACAGATAGAAGAGCTCTTTGAGTTTTCACTTGGTAACAAGGTTACTACAGTGGCTAAGAATGCCAAGACAAACCGGGTAATTGCCATTGAACCTGATCTGAATATGTATATTCAGAAGGGGATCGGTGGCGTTATCCGTAGTCGTCTTAAAAGGGTAGGAATTGACCTGGATGATCAAACTCGGAATCAGAAGCTTGCTTTGCTTGCTAGTATTTCTAACAAGCTCACAACTATTGATCTTAGTTCGGCGTCCGATACCATCTCTATCGAGCTGGTAAGGTTACTTCTCCCAAATGACTGGTTCGAGGCCATAAAGCAGTCTCGTTCTAGTCATGGCATTATGCCTGATGGTAGCATTATCTGCTACCAGAAGGTATCGAGCATGGGTAATGGTTTCACATTCGAGTTAGAAAGCCTTCTTTTTTGGGCAATCTGCTCTAGTGTGATCTCTTTACTTAAGCCCGCCGATCGTCAGCTTGCTGTTTACGGAGATGACTTAATTGTCTCCTCCGAAGTGCAGCATACCATCTTGTGGCTTCTTAGTTATTTGGGGTTTACTCCAAACTCTAAAAAGACATTTACTGATGGTCCATTCCGCGAGAGTTGTGGTAAACATTACTTTCTCGGTACTGACGTTACTCCCTTTTATATCCGTAAGGATATAACTTCTGCAGATAGGCTAATTATAACTGCAAATCAGATCCGTCGGTGGGCTCGGCTCACCTATGGACTTGATCCACGGTTAAAAATCTGCTATCTTTCTTGCGTAGTTTTGTTACCTAAGGTTCTACGCAAGCCATCCATTCCTG